AGTTGAAGTCTTCGTATATTTATCAATCGATGATTTATCAGAAGATTCCTCCATTTTTTTTGATTTTGAAGGAGTATTTTTTGCCTTTTCAATACTATATTTTGATGGATATAAATCAGCTAGTAAATTACGAAATTCTTTCACATCGAATTTTTCTTCTTCATTACTATCTTCTTCCTCTTCATCATCAATCCAACTACTGCTACTATCATCAGACGAAGAGACATATTTTTTTTTAGAAACTTCATACGTTTTACCATTACGAAGCTTCATATTATTAGGTTTAGCAGAATTAATCTTTTCGGACATATTAATTGATACTGTAATTTTTATTTATATCAATTTACAATTTCAATTTTTTTATATATTATAATAAAAATTGAAATAAAATAATCTAAATATTGTGTATTTTATATAAGAAGGAATGTACAAGGCTAAAAGCTCAATCACAAAACAACGAACTCCTGCCAAAATTATTGGAATTCAATTTAGTATTTTATCTCCTGATGAAATTAGAAAAAGTTCAGTGACTGAAATTACTAGCCGAGATACATATATTAATAATAAACCTGTTATCGGTGGACTTTTTGACCCCAGAATGGGTGTACTAGAACCTGGTTTAATTTGTCCTACTGATGGTATGAATTATATGGATACTCCTGGTTATTTTGGTCACATTGAATTAGCAAAGCCTGTATTTTATCATCAATATCTTTCTACTATTATGAAAATAATTAGATGCGTGTGTTATAAATGTAGTAAATTATTAATTAGTAAAACAAAATATAAACAAGCCCTTGATATGCCTTCTTATAAAAGATGGAATTTTGTATTTTCACATGCCAGTAAAATTAAACGATGTGGCGAAGATTCAGATGATGGTTGTGGTACTAAACAACCTTCCAAAATTAAAAAAGAAGGTCTTGCTACAATCATCGCTGAATGGCAAAATATGGAAGGACTTGATGCTGAAGATAGTGATAAATTAAGCGTTAAACTTACACCAGAACTTGTATTGAAAATATTTAGAAGAATTTCAGACGAAGATGTCTCCTTTATGGGATTCAGTCCAACCTGGTCTAGGCCTGATTGGATGATTTGTCAAGTTTTGGCTGTACCTCCTCCTGCGGTTCGTCCTTCAGTTAAACATGATTCACAACAACGAAGCGAAGATGATATAAGTCATATTATAGTAAATATTATCAAACACAATAAAACATTACAAGAACGTATTTCACAAAATGCTCCTGCCAATCAAATTGATGACTGGACTACCATTTTACAATATTATATTGCGACACTTGTTGATAATAATATTCCAGGTGTTGCTGCTGTAGCACAGCGTTCGGGTCGTCCTTTGAAATCAATTAAAGAACGTTTAAATGGTAAAACAGGACGTGTAAGAGGTAACTTGATGGGAAAACGTGTTGATTTCTCAGCACGTTCTGTCATTACACCTGACCCCAATATTTCCATTAGGGAATTAGGTGTTCCTCTTAAAATTGCTAAAAATATTACTAAACCTGTTGTTGTCAATGACAGGAATAAAAATTTTGTTTTGAAATTAATTCAAAATGGCCCTGATATTCATCCTGGTGCTAAAATTCTCGAGAAAAAAACAGGCGAAACCATTTCTTTAAGACATGTTGACAGAAAATCAATTGTTCTTGAAAATGGTGACATTGTTCATCGTCATATTATGGATGGCGACGGAGTTCTATTCAATCGGCAACCTACCCTACATCGTATGAGCATGATGTGTCATATCGTTCGGGTAATGCCGCAGGGTGATACGTTTAGAATGAATGTCGCGTGTACAAAGCCCTACAATGCTGATTTTGATGGAGATAAATAATCATCTTGTCTCCAACAGGCGAACGTTTACTAAGTTGTAGACAATACTTAGTAATGAAAACGTTGTAATGTCTACTGATTCATTGTGAATTAATGTAATCGCCTAGTCATTTTAGTAAATCAATATAAACAATACTTGCTCTATAACAAAATATGGAAGAACTATTTGAAATTCATGAATCCCACAAAGTAATTGGTCATATATATAAAATTATTAATAATATAAACAACAAATGTTATATTGGTCAAACAAGAAGTCATCGTCTAAATAAAGGAAAATACAGACCTTTTGGTTATATTGGAAGATTTAAAGACCATATTAGTGAAGCTAAAAATATTAATAAAAAAAATAGATGTACTTATCTAAACAATGCGATAATAAAATATGGAGTAGATAATTTTACATGCGAATTAATTATAACATGTCCAATTGATGAATTGGATAAACATGAAATCAATTATATATCATTATACAATTCAAAATTTCCAAATGGTTACAATTTGACGGATGGTGGTCAAAAATTAGGGAATAAAAAAGGTCAGATTAATAATGTCAATGATACTCGTGATATTGAACAAATATCAAAAATGAAAACTAAGAAAGAACATAGTGATTATACTAGAAGTTTGATATCACGACGATTAAATGAATATAATGAGAATAATCCAAATATATGTTTGGAACGTATGTATATGACTCAAAAACAACATTATAATCAGAAATTTGAAAAATGTAAAAATTCATTAATTGATAGAACAAATATTGACCAATATATAAAAATAGTAAAAAATAATATATTAAACTATGAATATGTTCGTGTTAGATTAGGAAAACAAAAAATTAATTTTGTGGGTAAACATGAAACTATTGATGAAATTAAAAATAGAGCAAGAATGTTTATATTAGATATACTAAAATGGCAAGACAACCTTGATGCGGGAACTCCCTTAGAGCCTTTACTACCACTCAGTAGCAGAAATGTTACAGAGGAACTCGGTTAATAGCCGAACCCAATGGTAATAATGTAAAGGATTGGGTAATCCGCAGTGTTACTTCCTACGTCCGTTATGGTAAGGATATGGAAGGCACTCAGAGACTGAACGGGTGTCGGTAAGTTATGATGGATTAACCATCCTGAACTTGCTTAAGATACAGTCCGTCCCTTTTGGAAACATTAGGGGTATTCATGGAGATGAATATGCACGTACCTCAAGATGATGAAAGTGAGATTGAATTAAAGCATTTGGCAGCAATTCCATACCAAATTATTAGCCCTGCGAATAACAAGCCAATTATTGGTATTTTCCAAGATAATATGATTGGTGCGTTTCGTTTAACAAGAGAAAATATTAATTTTGACCCAAGACAGGCAATGAATTTATTGATTGGAATCAATAAAATTAACATTCAAAAATTATCAGATTATTTTGATTCTAATAAAGGGTATATTGATAGTTTTCAGTTATTGTCTAATATTATGCCCCCTATGACATTAATGTATAAAACAAAACGTTTTGAAGATAGTGAAGATGTAAAATCATCAAATAACTTTTTGGATATTCTTAATGGCGATTATTTTAGAGGACAAATGGAAAAGGGTGTGTTGGGTGATACTACAAAAGGGTTGATTCATCGTATTTATAATGATTTTGGATACAAGGCAGTGGCTGATTTTATTGATGATTTACAAAGTATCGTTACTGAATATATGAAAACTTCTTCTTATAGTGTAGGTATTAGTGATTTAATTGCTGATTCTAAAACAAATGATTCAATTACGAGTGCTATTAATTCTAAAAAAATGGATGTTAAGAATTTAATTGACCAGGTCCACTTGGGTATTTTTGAAAATAAAACTGGAAAGACAAACGAGGAGGAGTTTGAAACACAAGTGAATAATATTCTGAATAAAGCAGCAAATGATGCTGGTAAAATCGGTCGTCAAAGTTTGAGTAAAGATAACCGATTTGTTATTATGGTAAATGCTGGTTCAAAGGGTAGTGATTTAAATATTTCTCAAATGATTGCTACGTTGGGTCAGCAAAATGTAGATGGTAAACGTATTCCGTATGGGTTTGAAAATAGAACACTACCACATTATTCTAAGTTTGATGATAGTCCTAGAGCTCGAGGTTTTGTTGAGAATTCATTTATTTCAGGTCTTGAACCAGATGAGTTGTTCTTCCACGCTATGGGTGGTCGTGTTGGTCTTATTGATACAGCAGTAAAAACAAGTCAAACTGGTTATATTCAGAGACGTCTTATTAAAGGATTGGAGGACCTTAAAGTAGAATATGACATGACGGTGAGAAATGGAAAACGTCGTATTGTCCAATTTTCATACGGCGAAGATAGTATTGACCCTGTAAAAGTGGAAAATCAAGAAATTCCGATTGTTACAATGAATTATGAGCAAATTTACGCTCATTTCCAGATGCCAACACAAAATTTAAATGATAGTGTTTATATTACGAATTTTACACCAGAAGCAATTAAACGTATGAAACGTCAGGATGCTTTATTGAAAAAGAGAACATCTGAGATGATTGAATATATGCTTAATCAACAAAAAGAAATTGTAAAAAATATTTTCAAATATACAGATGATATGCGTGTAAATGTTCCAGTGGCGTTTAAATATATTATTAATAACATTAAGGGACAATTAAGAATTGATGCAGGTTCTATTTGCGATATTACTCCGCTAGAGGTATTTACTGCGATTGATAAAATGTATGATATTTTAATGAGTAATCAATATGTTCGTCCTACTGAATTATTTAAAGTATTGTATTATTATTACTTATCTCCTAAACATTTATTGATGGTACAATCATTTAATAGTGATGCTGTTACTCTATTATTGAATCAAATTGTCTTATATTATAATAAATCGATTGTAGCTCCAGGAGAAATGGTTGGTATGATTGCTGCTCAATCGATTGGTGAACCCACTACACAGATGACTCTGAATACATTTCACTTTGCTGGTGTAGGCAGTAAATCAAATGTAACTCGTGGTGTTCCTCGTATTGAGGAAATCTTATCATTATCAGATAATCCTAAAAACCCATCGTGTACTGTATATCTTAGAAAAGATGAGGAACGTAATCAGAAAAATGCGATGGAAAACATGCATCGTCTAGAGCATACAACTTTGAGGGAAGTGGTTGATAATATTCAAATTTGTTTTGACCCAGATGATAGTAATACTTTAATTGAAGAGGATAGAGTGATTGTAGAACAATATAAGATATTTGAAAAAATGGTTACAGAATGTGCTAGTTCATTTGAAAGTGGTGATGATATCAAACGTTCTAAATGGATT